GTTATTTTATCACATACAATAACTTTATAGGTGAAAATAAAATGTCTTGAAATCATAGTTTTTACAATTTTATCAGTTATTTTTAAATTAGTATTTGCTTCAAATATATTAACACTATTATTAATCATAATTTTTGAAGCAATAGGATATTTACCTATTTCATTCTTTATTGATGCTATATAAATATATCCGTATTTGCTAATAGAACCAAATTTTTTAGTAAGAAATACGGTATTGTCAATACTATAACCTTTAACATCATTATTTTTTTTAGAATTAATAGAATACTCAGTTAAACATTGTTTATTGCTAATATTTTTCAATCTGTCAACTATATGTTTGTAGTAGAAAATTCTTTGTTCTAAATTATATTTTAAATTTTTATTTTTAAAATATTTAAATAATATATCTGGTAATTTCTTATATTTTTCATTATCTGTATTAATAAGTTTGCTATTAATTGTATTTGAAAAATTATTATTTGCCGACATATCACGTGTATTATAAATATACGATTGAGATTGAGACATTATATATATCTTCTATTTATAAAGCAATATTCTAATATAATATTATAATAGATTTAATGAATAATAAAGAAGAAAAAGGATCTAAAATAGACCCTTATATATTTATAATAGATTTAGATGGAACAATCATAGGTGATTGTAATTATCAATGTGATTTATATAATATTATTGAATTAATTAAAAAAAATAATATTAAAAATTTAAATAAACATAAGGTGTTATGTAATAATTATTTAAAAGAAAGTTATTCTGACAAATCGCTACTAATAAGACCGCATTTTTTCACTTTTATAACAGCCATGAAAAAACAGTATCCGTTGTGCTATTTTTACATTTATACGGCATCTGAGAAAAAATGGGCTAATAAAGAAATAGCAATAATAGAAAAGAATAATAATTTTAAATTTGATAGACCATTATTAACTCGCGATAATTGTATAATAGACAAATATGGAAATATAAAAAAGTCTGTTGCTAAAGTATTGCCATTAATAAGTAAAAGTATAAAAATACCTAATAACTATGATATCAGTAAGAAACTATTAATAATAGATAATAATCCTACATTTATAGATTATACGGAAAATTTATTAATATGCCCGTCGTATAATTATATGAAATTTTATGATTTACGCGAGACTTTGCCGAACAATCACAAATGTGAAGATTTGAAAAGATATAGTGATAGATTAATAAAAGAGCAACGAATAAGTAAGATATCAAATAAGAGTACTGAAAATTTAGAGAAATTATATAAATGGTTATATAAAAAATGCAAGAGAATAAATAAATATAATTCGAAATATCATAATGATACTTTTTGGAAAGATCTAATAACTCTTATTAAAAATTATAATATTACATCATATACACCTAAAATAGTAACTGAGATCCAAAAAAGCATTAGTAAAAATAATTGAGTAAATAAGGATATGACTATATATTAGTATATGATATATATTAGTTTTGATATTGGTGTTAAGAATTTGGCAGTATGTATAATAAAGAAGACTGATATATTAGAGATTCTAGATTGGCGTATAATAGCCTTAGCCTCATCGAAGAAAGAGATTAAGGGGATAGAAGATATATCGGAAAGAATATACATTGAGATGGATAATATAATAGGAAATCTCAAGAATATGAATATAAATATGATAGAATATGTTTTAATAGAGAATCAGCCTTCAAATTTAAATGGGATAATGAAGACGATTCAGCATATAATATATGGTTATTTTAGTTTAATTAAATATTGGGACAAAGAGGTTGGAAGTGTAGTTCTAGTGAATGCTTCATTAAAAACGAAAAATCATAAATATATAATAAATATTGAATCTAAGGATAAGGAAGAAGTTAAAAATAAGAAGGGTTTTAGACGCGATAAATATAAGATTAACAAAATGCTTAGTATAGAATTATGTCGCGAATATATCAGCGAGAACGAGCAATTAAAGAAGAGATTTAATGAAAACAAGAAGAAGGATGATTTAAGCGACGCATGTTTACAGGCGATATCATATATTAGAAGTAATACTAAAGATGATATGTTAGATAAATATAATAAAATATATATTAGTGATATCTGGAATAATGAAAATAATGAAAAGGAAGAAGAGGCCTAAGATACTGATAATATTAATGTATAGTAATAAAAATATTGGCGAAGTATTTAGGGCGAATTTTATAAAGTCTATTAGAAAGGCAAGATTATGTTTTAGATATTGGTACGACAATAAGGGTATAATAGAATTATTAGATAATAAGGAAGATAAATTAGATGCTATAATAATATCTGGTTCTGATTATTATATATTAGAAAGGAATTCTCCAAAAGTTCCTGAAATAATATTTAAATACAAGATACATATACTTGCAATTTGCTATGGAATGCAATATATTGCTCTAAGATTTGGAAAACGCTCTTATATAAATAGTAAAAAATATGGGAATATTATAATATATGATAGAAAATTAAAAATAGATTATCCGTTTGATGTTAAAACTGCTAAATATAAATATATTCATAATGATTATGTTGTAAAAGTTAATAAAAACATAGAAGTTGTTATGAAAAGAACAAGAAAGATAGATATATTATATTATAAGAAGAGAGATATACTAGGAATACAATTTCATCCCGAACATTATAAAAGATCGGGTAGATTATTTTATGATGCTTGGCTTTCATGGCTATCGCGAAAAAACAACTAGGGATATGATTTATTTTTATAAAAATGCGTTTTAATAAACATTTAAATATTATAATAGATATATAAACATTTGATACCCAAATAAATATATAATATGGCATTACTATCAAATTTTAATAATAGAAATGATGATTTAATAGAGTTGAATAAAGATAGTTTTAATACGCAATCTTTTAATTTTAATATACCTACTAGCAAACAATCGAATATTAGTATAAATAATGAATTATTTAATAGAAAAAAAATTAGCGACGATGTTATATCGATGTCATCGGGTTCTTCTAATGGAAGTTCTACAAGTGGCAAAAAGAAATACATGAAAAATATAGGCAATATATATCGTAATAAAGATAAAATAAGAAGTGCGAGAATAGAAACTGAAAGCGATAGCGATGAAAGTAAAAAGAGCGGTAAAAGTCTATATAGTTCTAAGAGTTCTCATAGTGGTCGAGTTAAAAATAAATATGATGATGATAATATTAGTGAAGCAAGCGGTAGTAGTAGTGGTAGCGGTGGTAGCGGAGAAAGTGGCGAAAGCGGCGAGAGTGATGAAAGTGGTGGAAGTGGTGGGAGTGATGAAAGCGAAGGTATAGATAGATATGCAAAAAAAAATAAATTCTTAAGTCCTAAAGAAATAGTTAAAAATGAGATAAATGAGAAGAGAGAAATAATTTATCAATTGGACAGATTGGAATCAAAGGGGTTTAAGATTCCTTTTAAATTCAATATGAATTCTGATATTGAAGAAATGAGAACTGAATATAATAGAATTACAAGAGAGAAGGAACTTGATGGGAGTGTAAGATTTCAACAAAAAATGTTAATGGCTTTTATTTCGGGCACTGAATATATTAATGGGCGATATGACCCGTTTTCTATTAAATTAGATGGTTGGTCTGAACAAGTTAATGAAAATATAAATGATTATGATGATATTTTTGAAGAATTACATTATAAATACAAGGCGACAGGAAAGAAAATGGCCCCGGAATTAAGACTTTTCATTTCTCTATCGGGAAGTGCTTTTATGTTTCATTTAACAAGTCGAATGTTTAAAGAACAGCCTTTGCCTGATGTTGAAAATGTATTACGTTCTAATCCCGATTTAATGAAACAGTTTCAAAATGCTGCGGCTAAACAATATGTAATGGGTAATACACAACAACAACAAATACCGCAAATGTCACAAAATAGAGGTTCTAGCAATGATAATATGGGATTATTTAATATGGTTAGTAATTTATTTGGTTCTTTAAATAGCGACCCAGTGCCTTCTAATATGCCTCAATTTACACAAAATAAAACTATACCATCTCAACAGAATGATAAAAAACAATATGAAGATATAGATAATATAATTAAAAATGTACATAGCAAGATATCAATAGATGATAGCGATAATAATATCGAAACACTTTCAGTGAGCGATGAAGAAATAACATCAATAATAGAGGATACAGCGGATATTCAAATATTAAAAGGTAGAGGAAGACCTAAAAAAGGAACGCGAACGCTAAACATATAATTATAGAATAAGAGGGTATTTAAGGCGGATATTAAAGATTATAATAGGGCGAAACTAATATATTGCGATATAAGATATAAAAATAATTAATATGATGGAAATTTATCTATTTTTTCTTAGATTAGTTATTTTTTTAGCGGATTTATTAACAAAACTGCCAACTTCTTTAACGGATCTAACTATTTTATCGGGGGTATTGCGTAGAGATTTCATTGGGTTACGGATAGTATCCTCTACTTCTTCTTCGAAAACCTCTATTTTAGATAATAGACCGCTTAAAGTGCTTAATAATATAGGCACAATTATTATAGTGAATAGCGAGGTTAAGAATAAGAACAAGGATATCATAGTACCTACTGATATGATATCACGGCTTAAATCTTCAGAGCATTTGCATTTTTCATTAGTTAAATATCTAACATAGTCAAATGCGTAATATATGTATACGACAAACATTAAGAAGAATACGAATGTAGCGATAGATAGTAATTGGACTACTACATAACCCATGCTTTTAGCGACAGATTTAAGGGATATTATGGAAGTTATTATGAAATAACCCAACGCTATTATAGTGAAATTCTTGATGAAGTCTTTGTTGGGATGTTCGGAACATTCACAGCCCATATTCTCAAGTTTATAAATATAACTGAGGATGATTAACAATAATATGGCGAAAATCGCCTGAATTATGGCACTACTATAAAAAGATAAGTTATTTTCACTTTCTCTCATTGTACTATTTCTTACTCTATACTATTATATAGAAATAATTTTTTTATAATTCAATAATATTATAAATAAAAAATTTTGTAGAATTATCTAAGTTTTTAATATTTATTGTTTTAATTTTATCTATTATAGAATTATATTTTACGATAGATAATATTTTACACAATTGTTCTAATAGAATATCTAGTATATATTTATATATTTCATTGTTATCTTTAATACTAATTATATAATCTGCGATATTATCTAATAATATTATTAATTCTTCACTTTTATATTTAATCCATATCTTATTTATGTTATTAATCCCACGTTTCCATTTAGTATATTCACAATATAAATCATATTCGTCATTTAATATTAAAAGATTGTTTTCATATATATATCGAGGCGGATTCCATTCCTTATCATTTATATAATTATTCCATAGTTTATCTATCATAGTTTTTAAATATTCTTTATCAAATAGACTTAATAAATTAGCGTATATATCATTATCACTTGTTTTAATATAATTCCATATTATCATAAATACATCATCGATATTATCATTAAGACCGATAATTTCTTTTATTTTTTCATATATACTATCCTTGTTTTTCACACTTAGTTTATTTAAATTACCTATTAAACATCGTTTTAGTTCGGACTTTTTAGTAAAATCAGGTATTATAATATGAAATCGCGATTTAATCTTCGGCTTATTATATTTCTCCTTATTATTATATATTTTTTTAGCCCATATCATCTTTGGATCATAGTAAGAATTAAAACACGAATATGTATTTTTAATTTCTATAGCCTTATCTAAAATATTTTGCGGTATATCTATAGAATTATAAGTATCCTTAAATTGTTCTATACTAATCTTAATGATTTGTTCGTCCATTATAATTAGTTATTCTAAATAATCTTATATATTGATTAAAATATTATAGCCATTATATCGTTGTTATTTATGTAAAAAGTAATCGTATATAATGCTTATCTGGATATTTTTTAGGCATATCGTGATAATCTATAATATACATAAGGCAAAAACTATAATAATGAATAATGTGTGAATTAATTAATAGATTAGAAGAACTATATTCAAATAATCTTGTATATAGAACTATTATTGTATGCGATGATAATAATCTAGATAAATACAATAATATACTTAATAATAATAATTACACGGCATATATATTAAAGGATTACGATAATACGATAGAATATGATTCGTTAGATGTAAGAATTTTTCTAATAGAAAAAGAGCGATTTATTAAATTTATTAATGCCTATATATATAATCAAAATCTAGTAGACGAATATAGGGGATATTTTTATAATTCAATAATAATTCAATTAGATAATGAAAATATCGGGGATGTATTAGAAATAAAAAAACAATATCTTGATATATCTTCAAATAATAATGATATTATTATCTAATAATAATTTAGAGGATTAAAGGGTTGTTTATAATGGTTAAAAAGAGTTTTTTTAAAAGCGAAATATTTATTATGATAGCAATAATAATGTTTTTATTATTCGCAATTGTAGTATTATTTGCTTATAATAAAAATAAAATAATGGAATCTTTCACGGGAGAATCAAATATTAGATATATTATGGAATATTACTATATGGAGGATTGTTCTCATTGTAAGGAATTTAATAGATCGGGAGTATGGAAAAAATTGAATGATAATTATGGAAATAGTATAATAGAGTTTAAAAAATATAATTCACAAGATTATAAAGATAGAGTAGATAAATATAATATTAAAGGGTATCCAACGATAATAATGGTTGATAAAACA